TCCAATTCGAGGTTGCGACTGAATTCGGTATCCCGCGAGGGCAGAACACGAATATCAGTTACTACCAGCTGGCATACGCCTACCAGGACTATGACCTGAAGTTGGGCTACACTTGGAAATTCCTTCGGGATGCTCCTAGTCAGCAAATCGAAGCTATTCATACGAAGGCAATCCAGGCAGATCAGGCACTCGTGTTCCGCAAGACGATGGAATCTCTGTTCGATAATCGTTCACGAGTGACCATTATCAATGCGATGTCGTTCAACGTGTTCCCGCTGGCAAACGCAGACGGCTGGGTACCACCTGCTTATCGCGGTAATGTGTTTGATGGTACACATAGTCACTATCTTACTAGTGGTGCAGCCACTATTGATTCAGGTGATTTTGAGGCAGCAGTAAATCACCTAACTGAACATGGTTATGGTTGGGATACCGGAACGCAGTTGGTCTGCTTCGCCAATAGAAGCGAGATCAACAGCATTCGTAAGTGGCGATTTGGTCAAGTTAGCGCTAATGCTGTGACTGCTAACTATGACTTTGTACCTGCTCTTGGTCAACCTGCGTTGCTAGTTCCGAATGCTGAAGGTTTGCTAGGTGGTCAGGCTCCGGCAAGTTGGAACGGATTGCGTGTATCCGGTGCATACATGGATGTCATGGTGATTGAAGAGCCTCTGATGCCTGTTGGTTACTTCACGATCCTGTCCACGGGCGGGGTTAATGTCGATGAGAACATTGTAGGTGTTAGAGAGCATGCTTCGCCAGCGTGGCGAGGCTTGAAGTTGATGCCTGGTAATCAGCAACGGTATCCGCTGATTGACGGATACTACGTCCATGGTTTTGGAACTGGTATTCGGCGTCGGACTGGAGCCGTTATCACGCAGGTCACGGCGAACGCTTCCTACACGATCCCGCCCGCTTACATCCATTCCACTGCAACAGTGTGAGGTAGGTATGAGCAAAAACATCGACCTTGAAAAACCATTGTCTGATGAGGATCGAGCTTGGCTGAAAGATCACGCTCTTGGCTATCAGATCGAGGAGAATGATCGAAAATTCGGCAAAGAAAAGGAATATGAGCCGCCTTCTTTGGCTGCACAAGAGCCATATGAGGAAGGCAAACGTCCTGAGCCGGTATTTGCTCAACGTCCATTCGATCCTCAAATTGAAGGTTATTTCGCTGGTGGCGTAATTGTTCCTGGTGAAAGCGTTACTGAAGTTGGGGAAGAAGAAACAGATATTGAGTATTTGACAGTTGAGGAACTCAAGGAAGAACTTCACGCTCGTGATTTATCCACAAGTGGCAATAAGAATGCTCTTGTTGATCGGCTTAAGGAAGCGTTGAAGAAAGAGTAGTGAGTTGGCTGATCAAGCGACGATTGATAAAGTCAAGCTGAACCTTCCTACGTGGACGGCTGAGCTTACTGATTGGAATGATACTAAGATCGGTACTGTTCTAGATGGTAATCAGAATGGTGTATTCGCCACTGTTTGGCAATTCTGGTTACAGAGGGTGGGCGATCTATCTGCATTGACTGATGTTTCTGATGCCGGTGCTGCTAGACCGCTTAGTCAGACATACCAACATGCTACTGAGATGCTCAAATATTGGGATGCTGTAGCCGGCTTTAATGCTACTAGTGTTGGGAAGATCAAACGGCGTTACCCCAAGCGGCATGGAGTGTTCCCGCCGTATGGATTACAGCCTTATGGTGGTGTATATGTCCGCACCGACTAAGAATCCAATTTTCACTGATATAGTTACTGGTTTGTTGCGATATACTACTGATTGGTTTATCAATCAAACGGCTACAATCGCTGGTCCGATTGAAATTGCTCTTCATCGCAGGCAGCCAGTTGACAAACCCGGTGGGGGACGTGATTTTCAGGATGTCGTAATTCCGCTTCAGACATTCCGTTTCATAAATCAAACTGTGTCTAATGGTATTAATTACAGTAGCAATGATGATGGTATGGTTCGGCGGGACGACTATATTTTGATTGGTAGTTACGACGCCGATATTCAGCCTAATGATTGGTGGAAAGATCCTTATAGGCAGTACAAAGTTGAAGGATTGTTACCGGCTAATGGTTATGAGACTCGTGCTGCCGTCGTTGTATTCACCGGCAACCCAGATTATGGGAGCTAATTATGACCGGTGAATTATTTCGTGAGCGATTTACTTTCAACGAAGGTGATTTAGGCCGTAATATTGATACGCTTGATGAAAGAATAAATCGGTTTATCAAAACTGATCTTGATGTAGCCGCTTCTCGTGGTGAAGCAGAAATGAAGGCAAAAGCTCCTTGGCGTAACAGAACTTGGAATGCTCGTAATACACTTTGGGCTGAAGCTGATAGCCGTCCTGGTTTTTATCATCTGTATATGGGCCATGGTATGGAATATGGTATTTATCTGGAAAAGTCAAATGGTGGTAAGTTTCAAATTGTTATGCCAACTCTTATAGCCACAGCTCGTGCTTTCATGGAATCTCTTGAAGAAATGCTTCATGATCTTGATAATCCGGCTCCTGTGTTGCCTGTGATAGCTCCTGGAATTGGATATGATCGAGGTACATCTCAAGGAGCCATTGAACATGGTCAACATGTTCGCGGAGCGGCTGAAAAGCTGTTCAAGAAAACCAATAAGATCAGAATTTACTTCAGGGATGTCAAAGGTCGGTTTGTTAGCACCAAAACGACGGCTAAAACAGCTACTACGCGAAAAACTAGGCGGCGCTGATGTCTAGGGCAGCCATCTATGATGCGATTTTAGCTGAATCGTTATTAACTGACCTCGGCTTTAGCAAAGACACTGTTTTAGTTAATTATGATGGTGATCAACGGCCATCTGATACCATGTTTATGGTCCTTAGTTGGGGTAATGAAGGTGAAGGACTGCGTGGTGATGACATTTGTTTTATTCCAGTTAAAACTTTGACAATTTGGGTCCACGTTTATAAGCAGTTTTCAACTGATTTTGTCAGAATAGACAATGTTTTCAATATCTTAGACGCTGTTTTAGGCAATATGATTGAAGTTGATGGTACCGACGGCGTTACGCTTAGTCAAGCTATTCCTGGATTACGTTCGCGTGATTTACGTGATGACGCTTATCAGACGATATGTCGGTCGTCATCGTATAGAATACTAGACAAAGTTACAGCATCGGTTTAGAAAGGAATCAGAATGACCGAGACACCAGCCAAGACTTCGGCAGCTGAGAAAGAGCCGAACAAGCCGTTGCCTGCTAACGCGCCAAAGCCGCCTGGCGATATTCGTCGGCGTGCTCCTAAGCCAACGCGCAAAGGGCCATTCGTTAAGTACGTTGGTGATGCTAGCCATCGGAAGATTACACCGGCTCAGTGGAAAACTTTAGGTATTGAGTTGCATGATGATATTGCTACTCATACATGGAGTGTAGCTAATGATAAGATGATCGAGTCATCTGAATTTTCCGATGAGCAGCTCGATTATCTGCTTATTGACGACAGGAAGGCTGGTTCAAATACACATGCTTTCTTGGAAGTTGATTACAACGAAAGCGGTCAACTTGTTCAGGTGGTGCCTGAATAATGGTTATGCCTGACTTCGATTTTGAACCTCTTGAGCTACGGTGTCGCGGTACTCTTCACGGCATTGTTAGGAATGGTAGTGGAGAACTCGAAGTCAAGTGTAAGCATTGGGCATGCACGACGCCTGGTTACGTTACCTTTCATGTGTTCGATTTAGCTACAGGTCAGCCAATAGAAACGCATACGTACAAGGATCCAATTAAGAAGGAGCAAAAATGACCGGACCTAGTCAATTGGCGGCCGCAGCACCTTGCACGTCAGGTACTTCTGATGTCTTGCCTTATGGCTTGCGTCAACTGAGTCTTACGCCGTATACGGATGCGCAAGGTACGTGTCTAGGGGCCACCAGTTATCCGCTGCCTGTCGCAATGACTCTCGGCTTCTCTGAAACAGAGCAGTATGATGAGTTGCGTGGTGACGATGTTCTAGTTGCTGTTCACGGTCGCGGTCCTCAGGTTGACTGGAGCCTCGAAGCTGGTGGTATGAATATGACATGCTGGTCGCTCCTCAGCGGTGGCTCAGTCATTGAAGAGGGCGTAGCACCCACCCGCGTAACGCGCATGCGTAAGTCTGGTGATGACCTTCGACCTTACGTTCGCATAGACGGTCGTGCTATTTCAGACGCTGGTGGTAATCTCAAGACGCGCATCTATCGTGCTAAGGCAAATGGCCGACTTCAGGCTGATCTTCGTGGTGGAGCGTTCCAGACTAGTCGTATTGACGGCGTCGGCTTGCCGATGGTCGGAGATGGTGGCCGGTGGCTCTACGAGTTCATCCATGAAGAGCACGATTCGGCTATTCCAGGCACGCCAGAAGCCAACCCATTGCCTTCGCCTACTAATCTATACGCTGATGCTATTGGAACTACTACCGTAGATTTGGTATGGGATCAAGTTGGTATTTTCAATGCAACTAACGATAAATACCAAGTTTACCAGAGTATTGATGCTGGTGTAACTTGGACTAAGGTTGCTTCTGCAAGTGGTGGTAATCCGAATACCAATGATACTCAGATTACCACGCTTACTACAGCTACCCAATACTGGTTCCAAGTTACCTATGTGCAGAACGCAGTTCCTGGTCCTGGTGTCGAAGGTGACCCGAGCAAACCGGTGATTGTTACCACAAATTAGTTACAACTGAATATTAGAGCCCAAAAGAGGTCTAGGAACCCAATGGAGGTCAAATGAGTAATCCAATTACTGCTGGCTTAGACGATGCAGAGCAAGCCACGATTCGTCGTGCTGCCAGACATGCAATAGGTGAAGAGCTTGAACGTAGAGATATAGGCGCAGAAACTAAAGCTGCAGCTGAACCAGAAGAACCTCCATTCAAGCCAGAAATGGCACCAGTCAATCCCTACGCACCTACTGGTTGGCGGAAAAAGCAAAGAACTGAGTTTGACGTTACGCTTCCTAGTGGACAACTTTGTCGAGTGCTTCGTCTTGAGCGTGAGGATCTGTTTAGACTCAATCTGATGAGTTATTTGGATACATTCACGCCTATGCTGATGGAAGATTCAATCAGCACTGAAGAGCGTAATAGACGTATGCAAGAAACCATGACGAAACACCCTGATTCAATTGCGAATATGTTTATGGCAATTGATGAAGTAGTTATGGCTGCTACTATTAGACCGCGTGTAACTAATGACGAAAAGAAAGTTGATTACGGCGGTCCTCAAGACTGGGGGAATCCTCAATTTATCGCTACTGCTTATATTGAAGATATAAGCATGGAAGATCGTATGGCTATTTTTGCTTCAGCCTTCGGGCGGTCGATGGACGACTTGAAAAGTATTTGGAATGAAGCGGGAAGCGTGGCAAGCGTGGCAGATGGCCCAAGCGTACAACCAACCGCCGAGTGAAATTTTTGGGGTTAAAGGTGCTGCAGGACTATTTTTCGACAAAGGGATATTCACTTTTGGTCGATATGTAGAAGGGGTTGTTGAGCATGCTGGTCAAGATGCGCTCAACGCGAGTTTTGCGAGGTCAGCACAACAACGCGCCTTTGCTCGGTGTATGGGCGATGATATGGAGAAATCTACAGCAGGCTTCGCTGATCCATTCTCTAGTGGGATGCATGCTTCCGAGACAGAAGACGGCGATGAGATTCTCAGAAGCGGCTACTAATGCCTGATTATAATTTGGGTAGAGCGCATGGTGAGATTGAAATCACCGCCGATACTCGTGGTGCCCAAGAGGCTCAAGCTGCAATGGCTTCAACAAAAGCTGAAGCTGCTGCCCTTGATGCTGAAATGGGCAAAGTTAATACTCAATTTGATAAAAATCGACAAAGTAGTATTCTTAGCGCTGAAGCTCTAGTTAGACAACGCGGTCAAGTTGAAGAACTTCGTAAGACATATGAACGATATAATCAAGACTATGAACGTGCAACTGCGCGAAAACTGGAATCTGAACGTAAATTAGAGGAAGGTAGACGCAAAGAGCAAACATCAGGTGAGGCATTATTACGCTTAGGTCGTGATGTTCAAAGGTCTAGAGAACTTGAACAAAGACTGTTATTGCGATCAGAAGAGGCTTATGAACGCTATCAGACTAGAATGTCTGCGTTACGCCTTGAAGTTGAAAGATTCAATACTGCTCACATAGCAGCAACCACTGGTCTCGCCACCATGCGGCGGGAAGCTGAAGAGTTTGGCAGATCATTAGAGAAATTATCAGATAAATTATCCGGTATTGTTAAAATTATAGGCAGTACTGGAATTTTTGGCTTATTTGGCGCTGGTGCTGGTGGACTTCTAGGCTTAGGTGGCGCCGGTGGCTTACAAGGATTAACAGTAGTTCTTGGTGCTGCACTTGAGATAGTTAAAGATTTTGGCGGCGCTATGCTGCTTATACCAGCTGGCGTAAATGCTGCAGTAGTTTCACTTGGAACTTTAGCTGCTGGATTTCATGGTGTTGGTGAAGCTATTAAATCAATGGGTGATCCAGCTAAGTTCATAGAGTCTTTACGTGATTTATCTCCAGCAGCGCGACAGTTTGTTATTGGTATTGAACAATTTTCATATGCTATACGTGGTGCTCGTGAGCAAGTTCAAGAATCATTATTTCAGCCTCTTATTGATCAAATACAGCCATTAATTTATACATGGTTACCAGAATTAATGCGAGCTGGCCAACAAATTGCAAATCAATTTGGTCAGGCATTCCGTCAGGTTTTCCAATTCTTCCAACAGCCACAAATCATACAAAGTTTTAATACTTTTATTGGTAATATGGTAACTGGTTTTCAGGCTGCTCGTCAGGCTATTCAGCCTTTTCTTAATGCTTGGACTACATTAGCTACTGTTGGATCACAGGTATTCCAACGACTAGGTAATGCTATAGCTACTGTAGCCAATGAATTCAATAATTGGGTTCAGCGTGGTGCTGAGAGTGGTCGTCTATTAGACACTATAAATAGATCAATTACTGCTTTTACTACTTTGGGTCATATTATTAGAGACCTTGCTATTGGAATAAATAACATTTTTGG